TTTTTCCCAAAGCATTTCTGCTCACAAAATTTTATTTTGAAAAAAATAATTCGCAACATGCTGCCAAATATTTTTCAACGGAATTTTATTTTTCCCAAAGCATTTCTGCTCACAAAATTTTATTTTGAAAAAAATAATTCGCAACATGCTGCCAAATATTTTTCAACGGAATTTTATTTTTCCCAAAGCATTTCTGCTCACAAAATTATTACAACAGCTCGCTTCGCTCGCGGCGCCCGCAGGGCGCCTATGTTCCGCAGGAACCCCTTCTTCATTTCATGATCATATTTTTATTCAAACCAATAGAGAAGATGTAGATCTTCTAATTAAAATATTCACTTTCCATCTTTTCTCTATCGGATCGCTTTTCAAACTATCTTTATTTTCCTTTTTTCTTTTGTGACATTCCGTTTTTTACAATTCATGTTCTCCCTCCTTTTTTATATGTTCTCCCACCTTTTTTAGATGTTCTCCCACCTTTTTTAGATGTTCTAAAATATTTACTGATTTCATTATTTAAATCTGAATTGCCTAAAACGGATTTGACCAATGCATTTTTTTTTTGATTATCTTTTTTAATATCCTCAGTTATAGCTTCAAGCGTGTTAACGTCCCGAAACAGTTTTTTCTGCACATTTGAGTAATCTTTCGCAAGTTTTAAATCTTCTTCATCAATCACATTCCACACATCCTCCAATTCCAAATTATTGTCATTAAATTTTTCCACGGTGTCTTCTATGCTTCTTTTTTTTTTGAAATACGTCTTGATTTTTGGCGTCAATTCCGCTACTACTGAAGCATTGTGCGCCTGTATCATCTTTTCCGTATCTTTCTCCTTTTGTAATTCCGCCATTATCCGCTTATATATGGCCTTCACATCGTCCGCATCCCATATTCTATAAGGAAAATACGGAGAATCCATAACAATTTTTTTTATAAAACCGGTTTTTTCTTCTTTTGTGCGTCTATTTATAAGAGGAGTTGCGGTTAACGTATCATATTCTATTAAATTATAGTCACCATTTGGTTCTATACTTGATACTTTCCATGTTCTTTGCTGTCTTAAAAATGTTAGAGTTGGGCCTGTGTCATATCGCGTTTTGTCTGTGAAATTTGTGATAATATCTCCAGGTTTAAATTTATTTTCACTACTAGCCATCATATAATATATTATTATAAAATTATTATTTTATATTAATTCTCTAGATAAATCACAGATTTCTCTCCGACACATCCAAGATAAACCGTAGGTTATTCGCAAAGCGGGATGATAATATCGGATGCTATTTTGACATCAATGGCTAGTAAAGTTAAGCTCGCTTCGCTCGCGGCGCCCGCAGGGCGCCTTCTTCATTTCATGATCATATTTTTATTTCATTCCAATAGAGAAGATGTGGATCTTCTAATTAAAATAAATATTTTCTAACTTTCTCTAAGCGCCTTCGGCGCGACACATCCCGCTTTGCGGGATGATAATATCGGATCACTTTTCAAACACATTTCAAAAAATTGATTTCAAACTACCACAATTCATTTCATACAAAATATAAAATGAATTTATGCATGACTCTAAGCTCCCTTTTGGCAATGGTTATATTGCTTCGCGTATTATTCACTATTACAGAATCTAATAATAACTCCTTCAAACCAACAACACAAAAATTACGAAATTTTCAAGCTAATATTATAGCATATCAAAAATTCAAAGATATTCATAAAAATGTTATCATGGTTTCAGCCATCGGAGGCAAAGAACACAAATACAATCTATGTTTCAAAGATCCAATTATATCAAATATCATAGATGAAATGCTCAAGGAAGCTTTCCCTGATAGTGTCATTCAAGAAGAAGTTCCCCATCTTGAAAACTGCGAATCTTACAAAATTCATTGGTAAATCAAATAAATCAGTCATGTTTTTTATTCATCACAATAGAGAATTCCATAATCTTATAATTAAAATATTCACTTTCCTTTTTCTCTATCGGATCACTTTTAAAACCATCTCCATTTCCTCTTTTTTCGTTGAACATTCCGTTTTTTACAATTCAGGGGATCATGAATTGTAAACTATCTTTTCATTTTAAAACGCATTCAATAGAGAATTCCACAATCTTATAATTAAATTTTATCTTTCTCTAAGCGCCTAAGGCGCGACACATCCCGTTTTGCGGGATGATAATATCGGATCACTTTTAAAACCATCTTCATTTTCTGTTTTTGAAAATTCACATTCATCCAATAACTTTTTTATCATCTTGTTTTTTGCAATTTCCTTCGGAGTAGGAGTTAATCCAAATGGTTTCACATTCGGATCCGCTCCATGTCTAAGCAACAGTTCCACCATGTCCTTTTTGCCATCTCGCGATGATATATACAACGGCGTGTTTCCATAAATGTCCGATTTGTTAATATTATCTATCCCTGCTTCAAGTATCACTTTCATTTTATTTATTTTGCCTTTTTTTGTCGCCATCAATATCGCCGTCTGTTGATTTTCACCCAAAGCATTTATATCCACTTCACCTAACTTTATAACTTTATCAACATCTACACATTTTCCATAATTAATTGCATAAGACAATCGTGAATCCATTATACATATTATTATTCTTTTGTTCAATTCCTTTCAATAGAGAATATCACAATCTTATAATTAAAATATCAACTTTCTATTTTTCTCTATCGCATCACTTTTAAAACCCTCTTCATTTCCTCTTTTTTTCGTTGAACATTCTGTTTTTTACAATTCAGGGGATCTTTTCATTAAAACTCGCTTCGCTCGCCAGATTTATAACACTAAACCATGTAGAGAGTTTTCCCGTAAAATATAAAATATGGCCAAACAAATTATAATTACCGATCCCATTATAATTTCTTACTATGAAGAAAACAATAATATTGATATCATAACCATGAATCATATCTTCATTGACATTTTAAAAAAACTATCCTCCAATCTCTCCAACACCATCAATACCACCATAACATCCAAAATTCTTAATATCGTTACTGAAATCAACTCAAATATTGCATCTTCAAAACTTGATTTCATGATGAAATTATTAGAGACCAAAAAAGAATACATTGAAGACGTCAAAAACATAATTACTTCTAATGCGTTAACCAATAATGAAAAAATCGGCTCCGTCATTGAAAAAAACAACGACAATCTTCTCACAAAAACTACCCTCATGATCAATGATGTCATCCCTAAAAGCCAACAATCCCACATCTCTCAATTAGAATCCTGTATCAAAAATCATTGCGCCTCTATCGCCTCCGATACACAAAAACTCTTGGAACTCAATCATAAAGATGAAAATAACTCAAAACATATCATGGACAATATTGATTCTCAACTTTCTAAAATGATCGGCTCCATCCAACAACCCATCTTCTCCTACATCAATTCTAGTGAAGAACGCACCAATTCTAATTTGTCTCTATTGAAAGACAATTTATCCCTTCAAAACGTGACTCAAACCAAGTTGTCTACCGACATCAATGACTTCTTGGGCAAATATAAAAATAATTCGCAATTCAAGGGCGCCATAGCTGAAACCGATCTTTATTACATGCTACAATCAATCATGCCCTCCGATGAAATTGTCAAAGTTAGTGGAAGCACCGCCACTTGCGACTTTAAAGTCAATCGCCAAAATAAACAAAAATCGTGTATCCTTTTTGAAAGCAAAGATTACTCGCAATCCGTACCCTCCGATGAAGTAGCCAAATTTGAAAGAGATATTCAACTTCAGAAAAATCACGGCATCATGGTTTCGCAAAGAAGTCCCATCACATACAAAAATCCCTTTCAAATTGACATCATCAATGGCCTCATCCACGTCTACATTCCTAACGCTGAATATAGCACCGAAAAAGTCAAGATTGCCATTGATATTATTGACAACCTGGACATGCGACTTAAAATCTTGGACACCAAAACCAATGAAGAGTTCATACAAATATCAAAAACCGATTCCGATGAAATCGCCGAAGAATATAGACTTTTCGGTCTTCAAAAATCACAAATGCTAGATACCATCAAATCCATCACCAAACAACTCACCGACAAACTTGAAGAAATACAATTGCCAAAAATTAAACAAATGTTAGTTAAAAATGGCAATATTGAAAATGACAATGGGTTCAAATGCACTTTATGTAACGTTTGGTCTGGCAAAAACAAAGCCGGCCTAGGAACTCATATGAGAAGCTGTAAATCTAATCCCAAAAATAAAGATTCGGCAACTATCATGATTGATGTTGATGACACCAACACAAAATTATAAATTTGTAACGTTTTGATTTTCTTCCGATAGAGAAAATCAAAATTCACTTCTTATTAAATATAACATATCTCAAATAATAAAAATTCTCTTCTCTCGGCTGTTTAACATTGTATGTTATGTAACAGTTTGCTTGTTTTTTTAATATATATCGTGTTATTGTATGTATTTTTCTTTTGTTAATTCATAAGTATTTTCATTTATAGTAATTTCAATTCTTGAAACCGTCGGGGAAGTCTTAGGAGATTTGGAAGACGTGGCAGACTTAGAAACACTCATTTATATTATAACATCACATTTTATCTATTAATCCATTCAAAAAATTATCCCTATATATCATCGTGGCACCAGTTACTACAAGTCCATGTAACGCGCAGTGACAAAATACTGCTGATTTTATATAATTCCTTTTATGTAACCACATGCTTATTGGATACATGAGACTTCCACATATCATCGGCCCAGCACATAATAATTTGTTTTTTGTAAACAATAATAAATAAACATGATAAGGCACTGCAATAAATGCTACAACCATGTCGGAATAACGCCGCACCGATTTTTTCAATGGGTATCGCCAATAATTTATTGAACTCGCCATTAACATTATGCCCATTGTGCCACCAATTTTATTTCCATAATAAAATCCAGCTACTATATTAACCGGATGAAAAGCACACATTTTTAATATATATTGATACAGTCCTTCCGGATATGATAATTCATCGCTCATTTTATATATTTCTCACAATTTCTCTAATATTTTTACAAAAAAACATAAATGGTTTGTGATATAATCTATCACAAATCATGTTGGAAATATATATTAAAAATGGCTTCTACATTCATTTCATCCATGCGTTTCTCTATTGGGCAACCCAAAATATTTACATCTCCTCTATCTTAGCCATCAAATTATATTCAACCAATTATTTTTATTGGTATGGACACCATTTCACTTATCTACAAAATTCCCGATATAATTGGATCAAACAATTTGTCCGATTCACCGACACCGGCCACTTCGCCTCTATATTGCCACTATTTTTACCTTCCTCATTGCCTGTAGCACACAACATCCATTTCATCATCATGGCCGGATATTGGATCGGCAAATTGGCATTCAACTTAAAAGATGCCGATAAACTTAATTTAAAAGATAATTATGGATGGCACACTGACATATGCACCTACATCCATCATAGCGTCCCTTATTTACTCATTCACCATTTATATTC